GCGATGGCCTTCCCTTCTGCGGGATATACCACTGCGGGCTTCGGTGCCCTCTACGATGCTCGAATGGCGGAGATAAAAGCTCGCGGTTCCGTTCAGATGTTCCACTTCCACTCCGACATCGCCGACAGCGGCGCGGCGCTGTTCTCCTCCAAGATGACGGCGTTGAAGGCCGACATCGACGCGAACCTAGTGGATAACATGACGACGCCGGAGATGTGGAGTGCTTATGGAGGGGCTTCGCCACCGTAAGCGCCCCTTTAACGACTCGGGGCGCTCCTACCGTATTCCCTGCGTTATGGTAGGAGATAGGAGACAGAGAAATGAGTTACCTCCAAGACCACATCCGTCCGGCGATCGAGCAGAGCCGAAAGACCCGGAGCAGGACGCTCTGGTACTTCGACGCCCTGATCGACTACATGCTCGTCAAGCCGAACGCGACGAACCAAGAACTCGGTGACCAGATCCGTCGCAGCGCGCAGACCGTCAGCGCGATGATTAACTCCGATTTGTTCAAGACCCACTTCGCCAAGCGGCGGCAGGAGTTCACCCTCCACCACGATCTGGGCATCATCGACAAGACGACGAAGATCGCGCACGCCTCCCTCGACGCCATCCTTACCACACTCGAGAACAAGCGCGATCGGGTTCCCCTCGGCCAGTTGCAGGAGCTAGCTGCCAGTTCCCTCGAGCGCCTCGGTTACACGGCGCCAAAGCCGGAGGCAGCGACTGCGCCGGTGGTCAACGTTCAGACGAACGTCCAGCTTCCTCACACCGTGACGGCGGAAGATATCCAACAGGCTCGTATGGCGCTTCGGCAGCATCAGGCGGAGCTCGCAAAGACTGTATCTCCCTCTCCTCCTCAGATCGAGCATCAGCCTCAGGGGGCGGGACAGCAGAAGGACGAAGGCTAGGTGCTTCCGCATCTCCCTATGATCGTTCGGGATGATGGGCAAGGTCTGACAGGGGCCGACCCCGTTGCTGTTCCGCCTCCACCCGGCTTCCGACCCGCCGTGGAGGTGCATAGTCCACACTTCGAAGGACGAGAGGCGGCTGCGACCGGGTTCTCCGCCGCGCAGGTTGCCGGCGCGAGGTATGAGCGTCAAGTCCTCTCTATCTTCTCCGAGAGGTATGATGGGCAGTTCCGCCGCACCCCCGTTATCCGTTTCCACGACGGGATGCATCACCGTTCGATCATCCCAGATGGGATCATCTTCCCGACGCCGAACTTCGTGGTCATCGTGGAGATCAAGTATCAACATATGCCAGAGGCGTGGTGGCAACTCCGACGACTGTATCAGCCGGTCCTCCAGACGATGTATCCGAGGTCCTCAATCTGCGTCCTCGAGGTCTGCCGCAGCTTCGACCCGCATACTCCGTTCCCCGAGCCGACCGTCCTCGTCGATGAAGATAGCTCGTTCCTGTCCTCCAGTTTCCAGGTCCTCAGATGGAAAAAGAAGAAGTTCTGATTGAGACGCCGGCGGCGCCAGTCAACATCGACCTGCGGGAACTCGTTCTCCTCGCGGCGGTAGACAACGACCTCTATTGTCGTACGTTCTTCCCCAAGACCTTCCGCCAGAAAGCCCCTCCCTTCGACAAGGAGATTTGGGATGCCCTCGACAATCCCGCGGACCGGTTCGTCAACGTTCTCGGCTTTCGAGGCTCCGCGAAAACGACTAGAGCACGAGCGTTCCTCTCTAAGCGAGTTGGTTATGGAGTGTCTCGAACAATCTTGTACGTCGGCGCAAACGAACCGGCTGCTCTCCGGAGCATTCGCTGGCTTAAGAACCAAGTTGAAAAGAACACGTTCTGGGCCCAAACCTTCGGACTTAAAAAGGGCGGCAAGTGGACCGACGAGCAGATTGAAATAGTCCACGATAAGCTCGACCACCCCATCTGGATCATTGGGGTGGGCATAACGTCGAGTGGTATTAGAGGTATCAACTTCGACGACTATCGCCCCGATTGCATCATTCTCGATGACATCTTGCAGGACGAGAACTCTGCTACCTCAGAGCAGAGAGAGAAGATCTCCGATCTAGTTCTCGGCGCAATCAAGAACTCTCTCGCCCCGGCCACCGAAGAGCCCAACGCCAAGCTGGCGGCCTTCAATACTCCCCAACACTCTCAGGACTTCTCGGCCGAAGCCCGTAATTCTCCGATGTGGAAGACGATCGAGGTTCCGTGCTGGACAAAAGAGACCCTCGATCTTCCTGTCCTCCAACAGGTCAGTTCGTGGGAAGAACGCTACCCTACCGAGACCCTCAGAGCGGAGAAGCTCGAAGCGATCCGCGTCAATCGTCTCTCCATCTTCACAAAGGAGATGGAGGTACGCCTTACGACGCCCGAAGCAAAGGCTTTCCGCCCTGAGTGGCTCAAAATCCACCACGTCATCACACAGAGAGCGCTCCCGTTCTCCGTCCTCGGGATTGATCCGGTTCCACCGCCGAGCGAGAGGCAGATCGCAAAGGGACTCGCCGACAAAGACTTCGAGGCGCATTATGTGTGGGGGAGAGAGGGTGGGGAGTACTTCCTCCTCGAGTCGGCGCGTAATCGCGGCCACGAACCGAACTGGACGATCAACACTTTCTTCTACCTCGCGCATCGGTGGCGGATTGCGCGGGCGCTGATTGAGAGTATCGCGTACCAGCGCACGATTAAGTGGATGCTCGAACAAGAGATGAAGCGCCGCGGCCTCTACTACGTCGTGATCCCTTATGTGGATATGCGGGCGAAGTACACCCGCATCACCTCTACGCTCTCCGGTGTAGCCTCGCAGGGGCTTCTGAATGTTCCGGTAGAGGAGTCTGTGTTCATCCAACAGTTCAATGACTATTCTAGCACTTACACCGATCATGACGACGATCTCGATGCAAGTGCTATCGCACTGTCTGACCTCATATCGCCCGTTCTTGAGGTCGGTGGAGGACGGCAGTATGATGATGAGATAGAGAAGTCTCCTCTTAGTCGGAGATGCCCCTGATGCCTTCGTATTCGTTGAAGATTAAGCCGGGGGACAAGCTGGAGAAGCGGCTTCTCTCCCGCGTTCGATCTCGGTTCACCATCTCCCAGCAAGCGCAGCAAGAGCGCCATCCGATGTGGAGGAGAGCGGAAGAGTTGATGGTGGGTTACGTTCCGGAAAGCGAAGCTGACGCCGTGCGCCGCAACAAGCGCGAAGTGTCAGGCGAGCCGAAGTACTCAACGATCATTCTGCCGTACTCCTTCGCTATGGTCATGTCCGCTCACACCTATTGGACCAGTGTGTTCTTTGCGAGGAACCCAGTGCACCAGTACTCCGGCCGCCATGGTGAGACTGAGATGCAGGTCCAAGCGCTCGAAGCCCTGATCGCCTACCAAGTCGAGGTCGGAGACATGATGGCGCCATACTACCTCTGGATGTATGACGGCGGCAAGTACGGTATCGGGGTTCTCGGCCACTATTGGTGTGAGGAGAAGATCGCGTTCGGACAGATCGTGGAAGCAGATCTCCAAGACGGTAAGGGGGTCCAACTCTATCAGACAACTCAGGAGATCGAAGCATATAAGGGGAATCGTGTCTACAACGTGTCGCCGTATGATTTCTTCCCCGATCCGCGAGTTTCGATCACGAACTTCCAGCTAGGCGAGTTTGTGATTGTCCGTAAGAGGTTGTCGTGGGCGAAGATCCTCGAGCGCGCGAACGAAGGCTACTTCATCAACCTCGACGAGATCAAGAAGCATTGTACGAAGGACGAAGGTAAGAGTGAGGGGTCCGCGGCACTGGCACGTCCGGACTTCTCCCAACTCGAGTTCGAGGACTACGACATTCTGACGGACAAAAAGACCAAGCATCCGAGCGGTGGGATCTTCTACGAAGCCTACGTCGATCTGATCCCGAGTGAGTGGGGGCTCGGCGACTACAAGGGCACCCAGAAGTGGTGTATCACGGTTACGGGCGACTTCGGCCTCGTGGTTGGATGCTCCCCTCTCGGCTACATGCACGGGAAATTCCCCTTCGATGTGCTGGAACCAGAGGTAGAAGCCTACGGACAATACAATCGTGGTATTCCGCAGATCATCGAGCCGATCCAGAATACCCTCGACTGGTTGATCAACTCCCACTTCTACAACGTGCGCGCCGCGGTGAATAACCAGTTCATCCTCGACCCGTCGAAGATCGTGGCGAAAGACGCAGAGAACTCTGGACCTGGCTTTGTCTGGCGTCTGCGGCCGGAAGCCTACGGCTCCGACATTAAGCAGATGTTCTACCAAGTGCCGGTTCAGGATGTCACCAGAACCCACATTGGCGACATGGCGACTATGATGCAGTTTGGGGAGCGCGGCCTCGGTGTCAACGACCAGATGATGGGAATGCTCGGCGGCACCAACCGCAAGACCGCGACAGAAGTCCGCACGGCGACTGGATTCGGGGTTAACCGGCAGAAGACTGTGTGTGAGTATATCTCGGCGTCTGCATTCTCCCCCCACTCTCAGAAACTCGTCCAGACTTCCCAACAGATGTATGACTCGACGGCCAAGATGCGGATTGTGGGAGACCTAATGATCGACGCTGGGCAGGGCTTCCTCGACGTATCTCCGGATATGATCGCCGGCTTCTACAACTTTGTGCCGGTCGATGGTACCCTCCCGATCGACAGAATGGCGCTGGCGAATCTTTGGAAGGAGATCTTCGGTGGACTCCGAATGATGCCGCCGCAGATCCTCCAGAGCTATGATTGGGCGAAGATGTTCGGGTGGATGGCGACCTTGGCCGGATTGAAGAACATCCATCAGATGAAGGTCCAGGTTATGCCAGACCAGCAAGTCGGCGCGGCGGCCGCGGCTGGTAACGTCGTGCCGATCAACGGACCCCGCGGTCCCTCTCCCGTCCAGCCGGGGAACGCGGCCTCTACAGCGGCTGGACTCCCTGCCCTTACTCCCCCAGCAGATGGTGGTTTGGGGGGAGGAGGCTATTAAGGACTTCCCCCTGTCATGGCTGAGATAAAGAAAGAAGAGTTAGGCCCTAAGCTCCAGGTCGAGAAGCCGACGAACTTCGACGCGAAACGGGATCGTGCGTTCCGGGATATGGTTAAGACGGAGGGGTGGGAAATGTTCCGCCAACTCCTAAACGCCCACATTAACCAGAGGACGGCGAAGATCTTCGAGCCGATTGAGGAGGGGAAGTTGAACGACTTCTCCCATAATCAGGGGGCAGTCTTTGGGTTAATTTTCGCTCGGGACGTTGTAGGCGTTAGTATAGCGGCAGCAGACGAGATGCGAGCAGCTTCTAGCTCTGAGGATGACGAGTAACCCCTTTTAACCCTGTCGGAGATTAGAATGTTTAGGCAGTTCAAGTTCGATCTTATGAACTCTGTTGCTCTAGCCGGTGAGGGTGCGGGAAGTGGTGGGAGTGGCTCTACACCTTCTTCCGCTCCGAGCGGCGGTGACTCGGGCGGGTCATCTCCCTCGTCGAGCCCCTCACCGGCTACACCATCTGGCGGCGGAAGCCCGACCCCCACTACCACGCCGTCAGCAACTCCGTCGGAGGGAGGTGCAGAGCCTTCCTCCGACGACCCTTTCGTACTTCCCGACCCCGCACTCGATCTACTCGATGGTGGGGATGAAGAGGCGATACCGCAACCTCCAGCGCAGGCCCAACCTCCTGCTCAGCAGCAGCCTCCTACGGGTGCAGAGCCCGCAGCGCAGCCTCCCGCTCAGCAGCAGCAGACGGCCCCAGCGCCCTCGGGTCAGCAGGAGCAAAGTCCTCCCTCCGCTCCGACTGAACCGCATCAGGTTGCCGCGGCACTCCTCCAGAACGAGGCCGCGATCGTCAAACAGTTGGCTGAAAGTGATTTCCAGCTGTCCCAGGAGGACCTTGAGGCATTAGACGCGGATGCTCCGAAGCATATCCCGAGCCTTCTGGCGAGGGTGTACGTCCGATCTACCGCTAACGCTATGCGGCAGATGGCGACGTTTGTACCGAAAATGGTCCAGGCGGAGATCAATAATTTCCGTCAGAGCCAGCGGAATGAGCAGAAGTTCTGGGGGAGGTGGGCGCCAGCCGGCCTCAAACAGGATCAGCACGCTCCTCTTCTGCAGAAGTATGCACCTCTCTATCGTCAGGCCAACCCGAAAGCAACGCTCGACCAGATGGTGGAGGACCTCGGTCCCATCATCATCGCCGCGAGTGGAGTGAAACCGGGGACGGCAGCTCGAGCGCCGAATGGAGCAGGTTCCCGCGTCCCAGCCTCGCCGTTCAAGCCCGCACAAGGTGGGCCGGCGGCGGTCCCTCAACAGGAGGCTGAGGACCCATGGGCGGGCCTCAACCCCCAGAATGATACTGGAGACGACTGATGTCTGGTATTGCTGGTCTCCGCGGAACTGGAGACTGGGGCACGGACGAGCGCCCCAAAAACTTCCGCGAGAGTGTTCTTCGCTACAACCCCGCCGGTACGGCGCCGATCTTGGCTCTGAGTTCGAAGGCTAAGAAGCGCACGACTGACGATCCCGAGTTTAGTTGGTGGGCCGAAGGTAATGCGATGGTCCGCCTGCAGGTGAACGGGGCGCTCGCCGCCGCCGACACTCTCGTGACCGTCGACACCGCCGATCCCACGACTACAACCCTCGGCGCGAACTACGGCACGGCAACCCATCTGAAGAATGGTGACATTCTGCTGGTGGAGCCCGCGACCGACGCCGCAGCGTTCACCCCCGAACTGCTCGAAGTGGACAACGTTCTGTCCGATACGCAGTTCCAGGTTCGACGTGGTGCTGGCGGAACCACCCCTGCGACTATCGCCAACGACATCTGGCTGACGCTGATCGGTTCGGCATACGCGGAAGGTACTGCGGCTCCGAGGCCGACGTCCCGCAATCCCTTGAAGTTCAACAACTACACGCAGATCTTCAAGGACACCTACGAACTCACTGGCACCGCGAACGAGACTACGACCAGAACGGGTAACTCCTGGTCCGAGGACAAGAAGCGGAAGATGTGGGACCACGCGCAGAAGATCGAGTTCTCGATGCTCTTTGGTCGTAAGGCGGAGACTGTCGGGGATAATGGGAAGCCGAAGCGGTTTATGGGTGGGCTCAGGGAGTTCATCCCGGCCTCGAACACTACCGTGTTCTCATCGGCGGTTACGACGGCGTCGTTGGTCGCGGCGCTCAGCCCGATCTTCGACTTCGACACCGGCGCCGGTGACACTCGCATCGCGTTCGGAGGTTCCGAGGCGGCGGTGCAGCTGGGCCTCGTGTTCAATGCGGTGAGTAATATCCGCATCAACACGGAGGAGACAGTGAAGGTGTATGGGATCGACTTCCAGAAGTTCATCATGCCGATGGGCACGGTGCTCTTCAAGATCCATCCTCTCCTGTCCCGACATGGGCTGTACAAGAAGTCGATGTTCGTGATCGACTTTGACGCGCTCCACTATGTCGCGATGAAGAATCGCGACACCAAAGCAAAGGACGACGTTCAGACGGACGATGAAGACGTTCGGCGTGGGTTCGTCCAGACAGAGTGTTCGCTCGAAGTGGACTATGGTGGTCTCACCATGGCTTACCTCGGCAACATCTCTTCGACGTAAGGAGGAAACCATGCGTCAAAGACTCGATGATGCACGTATCTGGGGTGCGATGTTCGAGAGCAAGTTGAAGCTCCGCTTCATCACCCTTACACTCGGCGGGAATATTGTGATTGACGCCGACGGAGCGCCGGGGCTGAACCTCGATCCCGGTGGCGCCGGTAGGAACGTCACACTCCCGACGGAGGAGGAGGGTTTGACCTTCCTCATCAACAACATCGCTGATGCGGCGGAAGATCTCACGATCAAGAACCCGGCGACGACGACCATCGGGACGATCAGTCAGGGTGAAGCCGGCGTCGCCTTCTGTGCAGGCGGGGTGTGGTATCTCCGACTGGTTGGTACTACGACCTAAGAGTAAGGGTAGGGGGCGGTGCATCGGAATTGCATCGCCCCTTCCTCCACCTCTAACTCTTAGGAGTCGCCATGACCCTGGATGAGGCAGTTGCCCGTATTCAGCGAGGATTATCCTTCCGTACCGACAAGCGGGATGAGATAGTCCAGAGCCTAGAAGAGGCTCGTATAGATCTCGAGATGGGGAAGACGCTCCCGTGGTTCCTCTTAGTCGAGGATGCCCCGCTCCCACTTCTCGCAGGCACCGACGTTATCGCGCTCCCGACTGGCTTCATCCGTCAGGCTCGGTTCGAGCGCCTCCGTTATACCTCCTCCGACTCCGATGCGCCGTTGTTCATTCCGTGGAAGACCCTCGATGAGGCCTCCCTCGCGTACTCCGGCCGCGATCCGTCTGGTCCGAAGGTTGCGGTGCTGAGAGCAAACAGTATCAAGATATTCCCGGTAGCTGACCTGGACTACTCTCTCCTCTGGTCCTACTACGCGCACTCCACCGCTCTCGACGGAGAGGATGCCGATGACAATGCGTGGTTGGCGAATTGTCCTGATGCTCTCATTGGGCTCGCGGGAGAGAGGATCGCGGATGATCTCGAAGATGAGATCGCGGTCGCGAAGTTCCAGAAGATCTCTGCTAGAGGTAAAGCACAGTACCTGTTCGAAGAGGTCGAGAGAGATCAGGCTGGCGGACCCTACCAAATGGGGAGTAATAACTGATGGGCCTCGAAACTGGCACTTTTATTGATGATCTTGTTCCATCCAACCCTGTCGGTCCGAGTGATCCGAAGTCCCAAGGTGACGACCATCTGCGGCTCTTGAAGAGTGTGTTGCAGAACACCTTCCCCAACGCCGGGAAGGCGTTTCGTTTTCCAGGCTTCCTCTTCAGGAATGCCAACTACACCATCCTCGCCGCGGATCAGAATTCTCTAATCTCCGCGAGTGGAGCGCTCACCAACATCACTCTCACCCTTCCGACGCTCGCCGCGGGAGACGATGGGTGGTCGGTCTACGTCTATCGCGCTGACAACATCATCGCCAACTCGGTCACGATTGCGGGAACTATCAACAACGTCACGAACTACTCTCTCGAGAGGCAGTTCCAGTATGTCAAGTTGACCTGGAGTGGCACCACCTGGATCGCGACAGCGGAGAACATCGACCTTCCATATCGAGTCGTGACGAAGAACGCTACCGCTACTCTCACCGCCGCCGAGATGAAAAGCGTTGTGTTCTCGACGCCCGCCGCCGACATTACTATTACTCCTCCCGCCGCCGTTCGCGGCGATTGGGTCTATATCAAGAATCTTTCGGCTACGAAGGCTGTTGTGTTCGATCCTCCAGGTGCGGTTACGGTGGATGGCTCGGCTAGCTTCGCACTCGCCCACCAGTATGAAGCGGCGTTGTTCGTTACCGACGGAACGAATTGGTTTGTGCTCGACTTTACGAACTTCCCCGTTATTCCGGCACATCCATCTAGCTCTGTTGTTAATCTTACCATGACCAATCAGGGAGCTGCGCCCGACTCGAAGATGGTCATCCAGTTCGACGAAGCGGTGTTAGTTGATACGAGCGGTAATTCCGTCAAGCACATGACGGGTAATATCGTTTGGGACATCCTCGCGGCCGCGGGTGCCAACGCGATGGACACCGCTGGCTCGGTCGTCAACACAGGGATATTTATCTGGTTGATCTCTAACGGAACAACCATCTCCGCCATCGGACATAGAACCACCACGAACGCTCCTACCATGCCCGGAGGTTACACCTACAAGAAGCTGATCGGGTGGACCAGAACGGATGGCTCTGGCCACCTCTATCGTCTCAATCAGATCCAAGACGATGCTTCGTGGATCGTGGGAGTGCTGCCGGATGTTAGTCCGCAGATTGATCGAGGGCCCGCTGGCACCTTCAACGCCGCGAGCCCGACCTTGGCACTCGCCGCGTGGAACGGATTCGCGCCGTCGAACGCCAAGCTGATCCGTTTGAGCCTTTCGAATTGTTTTAAGAATTCTGCGGCGGCAGGGGCGATGGTTGCGCCTAATGCGTCGTGGGGTGGAGGGAGTGATGGTCCTACAGGAATTAACGGCAACGCGTATCCGGGCTACCTCGGAGACCAAAACAACATGAATATAACGGTAGACATTGTTCCTGAGAGCACCAACATCGCTTGGACTGGAGCGGGTACGGGCGCCGGCGTCTGCATGTTGGGCTGGAAGTTCCCGCTCTAATGCCTAGCCATAACGATACCGACCATTCGAGGGCATACTCCCTCAATATTATCTCCGGTCGGCTCGGAACGGCGAAGACGAAACTAGTCGACGACACCTATCAGATCCAGCAGGATAGCTCGGTTAACCTATTCCTCGATCCGAATGGAGTGGATAGGGTAGTTCGTCTGCCGCCGATGGTGGAAGGCGGTGGTATGTTCTTCATCATCGCGAATCCGAGCGCCGGCAACTCTCTCTTTGTGAGGACGGCGAATGGGGATGATGTGGAGACGATCCTTCCTCGCCAGATGATGATGTTTACCTCCGATGAGGCGGAGTGGATCACCTCAGCGGGAGTTGCGAGGGCCGCAGGACCCACCCATCGAGCGGGTCAGGTTCCCGATCCGGGACCAGTTGCCGCCGCAGTACGCTTTCTGAGAGAGGATCTTCAATGGGGAAGCGTGTTTGTATCGGGTGTCGTAGACGCTTTTAAGTTTATCACCGATGGAGTTACGACCGCCATCGGAACTGGTCCCGATACCTTCAAACTTCGGTCGTCGGACTCCTCCGTCTCTATCGCGGTGCAGAACAACGACGCCACTCACGGCGATAATGCCAACTTCCAGGTCGATCCAACCCATGTTAATCACAATCTTCTGCAGAATTACGTCTCGAATGAGCACGTTAATCATGCGGGAGTGCAGATTATCGCGGGAATGGGCCTCTCTGGAGGTGGAGATATCACTGCTTCGAGAACTCTCAACGTCGATTTTTCGGAATTTCCAGTCGTAACGCCGAGTTTGGCGGATTTCGCCGTCTTTCATGATACTTCTGCCGGAGGACCGGGCGCCGCGCTCTGGAGTGCGATAAATTCCCTCCTCGTACACAACAATCTCTCGGGATATGTGGCGAATGAACACATAAATCACTCCCTTGTGTCGATTACGGCGGGAAATGGTCTCTCTGGGGGAGGAGATCTGACTTCCACTCGCACTCTCGACGTAGATTTCTCGGAATTTACCATAACTTCCTCTCTCGCAAGCGGCGATCAGCTAGTTTTGAGGAAAGCGGCCGACGGAATCCATTATAAGATCAACTTCTCGGTTTTTAACTCCCTCCTCGACCACAACGCACTCCTAAACTACTCCGCCAACCAACATATCGACCACACCGCCGTCACAATGACCGCAGGGGCGGGCCTAACTGGTGGTGGTACCATCGCCGCCACTCGGACCTTCGAGGTTGGGGCGGGAGTAGGTATCACGGTTAATGCGGACGACATCGCTCTGAACTTTAATGGGCTCGCGGCTCAGACTCCGGTAACTGGAGACATCTTTGCGTTCTGGGACATCAGTGCCTCGACGCACTCTAAGTGCACGATCGATGTGCTGGCTACTGCGCTAGTCGCGCTCGGTGCAGCTGGTGCGCCGCCAGACGGAGACTACGTTGTTAAGTCGGCGAACGCTGGACTCTCAGCGGAGCGGGTTCTGACAGATGCGGCAGGCGGGATCGGGTGGGATTGGGCGACAGCGGGAGTGGTTAAGGGGTTCCTCGCGGACTCGGTGACGGGAGTAGCGGCACTGGTCGCCGGCGGAGGCACCGTTAGCTACACCCCGACGCCGACGGGAGTGGCGAATATTACCACTGGCAATGTGAGTACTATCGCTAACTTCTTCATCCGAGTTAGCAATGCGGTTATAGTGTTTGGGCGTATTGGAGCAACTGCCACGAGCGGAACAACGGGGACTCCCGTTACAACAACATTCAGAATTACACTTCCAATTGCTTCTAATCTTGCTTCGGCCCCGCAACTTGCTGGTATTATGGTTCAGGATAACGGTGGAATGGTAGGTTCTATTTCTGCCGACTCGACCAACGATGCTGCGGTATTCAGTTGGCAATGCAACACGACCTCGGCGAGGAATTATTATTTTATCTTCTGTTATCCGGTGATGTAGGGGATATACCGCCCCCTGATACGGTAACGCCGCGTTCGCCCCTCGCTATGCGTTAGTATGTTGAAAAGGAGAGAGTCATGAGTTGGAGAGTAGCCAAGTCGCTCGACAAACTCCGTACGCAAGTCAACGTTGCTGCTCCGAACAGGAGCAAGACGGACGACGGAACGATCGGCGACGAGGCCCACTCTTCGCGGGAGTCCGACCATAATCCGAACGAGGTGGGGGTGGTCTGCGCGATGGACATTACTCACGATCCGAAGAATGGGGTAGACAGCGAGCGGTTGGCACAGGCGCTTCGCTCCTCCAAGGACCCTCGGATCAAGTATGTCATCTCCAACCGGAAGATTTGGAACCCATCCATCTCCGACGAGTGGCGAACTTACACTGGCTCCAACCCGCACAACCATCACGTCCACATCTCGGTGAAGAGCAACCCCGACCTCTACGACAACACGAGGGAGTGGGGAGCCGTCGGCGCCGTGGTGGGTCAGGTTCTCGCGGACGAGACAGCACCGGAGGTACACCCCCTCTTGAAGATTGGTTCGACCGATCTCCCACGGGTAGAGGCAATTTGGCAGCTCATTCGGGCTGACGAGCAAGGCTTTGGGCCAATTCTCGAGGCCGCCGTCAAAGCCTATCAGAAGAAGCATGGTCTCGAGAGTGACGGCAAAGTAGGCTCCTACACATGGGGCGAACTCTTAAAGGAGAGAAAGTCATGAGGAAAGTTGAGGTTGCTATCTCCTCCCCCGATCGTAATGATACGTCGGGTGTGGCGGTGATTCTGGAGTCGAAGGGACCGGCAGGCGCTCTCCGACGGGATGAGGCGCGCACTGTCGCCGTCAACAGCGGCGTGCAGTCGTTCCAGCTGAGGCCAGGTCAACGCCTCGTAGTTGAGGCGGCGCTGCAGGATGAGGACCTCGTCTACGATCGAGACCAAGGCGCTTCGGTTCGTAGGTCGAATCAGGTCCAGGATCCGAATAGGGCCGACCGCCCGAACGCACAGCCGACGCAGGATGAACGGACGCGCCTCGATCAGGCCGATCAGCGTCGGAAAGCTGAGGCGAAAGCGTCGGGGATGACTGAGGCCGAAGCGAGGGGTCAGTTTAGAACTCCCGAGGCGAGCCCTCAAGCCGCTCAACCGAAGAGCGGGTCGCACCTCCAGGAAGGCGGAACTATCGCCTCGAACACGGGACAGAAGTCCCTCTCGCAACAAGCGGAGGAGCAGAGGGCTAAGCAGCCTCCGCCGGCGCCGCAGACCGATCAGCCGGTTACGACCAAGCCACTCGACACCTCGAAGAAGTAAGGGAGATCTACGATGGAAGAACATCCGGGGTGGGGAGATATCCAACGCATACTGGCAATCGGTATGTGCTTCGGTTTTTTGGGTATCGTCCTGCTCTGGATGTTCTTCCCGCCGAAAGGTAATGAAGCTACGAATGCGGTCCTTAACACCCTCGTTGGTGCAGCGGCGGCGGGGTTCTCGATGGTCCTGCAATATTACTTTGGATCATCGAAAACCTCTGGCACGAAAGACGACACTATCGCTCGTCTGACGCAGCCGCAGAATGGAACTAGTACCACTACCACAACTACCAGCACGGAGAGGAAATGATGAGACGTCCAGCACTCGCACTCGCCCTGTCAGTCGGGGCGTTCGTACTCGTCGGTTGTGCGACGGCCGACAAGTCCATCTTCGAAGGTGGAAGCAGCATTACCGCGACGGTGCCGAATCCCGTCGGGAAGCGTGAGCTCGCGGTAGCCGAGCAATCGTATCAAGCGGCAGGCAAGGCGTTCCTCGTCTGTCGGAGGACGAGGTGCACGAGCACCGCCAATCTGCGACAGATACAGAGGTATGACCGAGAGGTCGTGTATCCGGCGTTGGTTGCGGCGAGGCGCGCGGTAAGGGATAATCCGAATGTCTCGGGCCTCTCTGCGGTTAGGGCCTTCCAGCAGGCCGTCGCAGATTATCAGAAAGCCGTGAAAGGGAGCTAACCATGGCCGACATGTCAAAGATCATCGCTACTCTTGCCAATCTTCTGAAGAATGTCCCGGTCGCCATCGAGCAAGGTCGGGAAGTCGTCGATCTCGCGCAGCAGATTTACCAAACTATTGGAAAGTCTCCCAATGACATTTCCGACGCGGACCTTGACGCGTTGGCTGCTGCGTCCGACGACATTCATCGACAGGTTCAGGAGCCGATTGAGGACGACGAAGCGTGAGTATGTCGGACGAGGAGGCTGCTCGTCGGGGAAAGCTAGCTAAGAAGCTGGCTAACTCCGACGACATTACTCCCAGTCTAATTCTTGATCTCAAGAATAGCTTCAATATTCTCGAGCTTAAGATGCAGACTGCCGACCAGCAGAGAGTTAGTATCGAGGGTAAGCTCGACAAAGTGCTAGATTGTACGACGGAGATGCGCCTCATTCGACAAGAGCATGATCAAGCGGTTATTCGGTTAGAGGCGCTGGAGAGGCAAGCAGAGTTGAACACCGAATTCCGCCTCAAGTTCATGGGTGGGTCGTTGGTGGCGAGATTGGCGTGGCTCGCGCTCGGCGGTGTCGGCATCTGGTTCTTTGAGAATGTGATCCTAAAGCGATAAGATGGCAAGAGCTCCTCTCATAGAGATCAATAATCTAGATCAGCTCGGGGTCTTGCGAGACCAACCGGCGTATCAAATTCCGCCCGAAGCGTTCACCTTCGCCGAGAATATGAGGGCCGTGAATGGTGGACTAGAAAGCCTCCCAGGTTACGAGCAGGTGTTTGGGACGCCGCCGATTGCCCCGCATCTGGCAATGCCGGTCGTGGCACCGAGTCAGACGTTCTGGTTGTATGTCGGACTCCAGAAGGGCTACGCCTACGACGGCGTTTCGCACACCAATATTACCCGGCAGAGTGCAGGAGTGGATGTGAACTACACCGCCACCCAGACTCGCCAGTGGAATGGGACGTTCATTGCGGGTATTCCCATCCTAAACAACGGGGTCGATGTGCCGCAGTTCTGGGGAGGACTGTCCGTCGGTACGAAGCTAGCTAATCTCACGAATTGGCCGAGTACGCTCCGCGCGCGGGTGGTTCGGGCGTTCGGTGCCTACCTCGTGGCGATCAACATCCTCGATGGATCGAATGCGTACCCCTCGCTTGTTCGATGGAGCGATGAGGTTAAGGATCCCGGTACACTCCCAGCGTCTTGGGACTACACCGATCCGAGTAATCAATCTGGCCTCTACAATCTCCCCGATGTGAACTCTGGGAAGCTGCTCGAAGCGCTTCCGATGGCAGGGCGACTCTACCTATTGAAGGAGTCTTCGCTCTGGTCTATGCGGTGGGTGGGAGGAAGCGCTATCTTCTCCTTCGACAGTGTGTCTGATACGATGGGAATTCTCGCAACCCGCTGCGCTTGTCTGACCGGCGACGGGTCTAAGATGGTCATTGCGACGCAGGATGACCTCGTGTCGTTCGACGGCCAGAAGGCAACCAGTATTCTTGAGAAGAGGATGCGGAGCGCGATCTTCAACGATCTAGACACCGATAACTATGTTAACTCGTTCTTGTTTTGTGACCCGGAGTTTAATGAGGTCTGGTTCTGTTATCCTCAGCAAGGTCAGACTGATCCGAACCGCGCCGTCATCTTCAACTACAAGACGGGGGCCATCACGGAGGCAGATGTGTCCTTCCGTAATGCGGCGGTTGGGGTGATCGAGGAGTCGAGTGATGAGGTTTGGGACTTCGGAACCGCCACTTGGGACACCGCAGATGGCAACTGGTCGACGGCGAAGAGGAGAGAACTGGTTCTGGTCGATCCTGTACGCTCTAAGTTCTACCAAGCGAACCAAGGAGTACTTCGGGACGGTGTACCATTCAACACTACGCTCCAGCGTATTGGGATCTCGGTGACGGGTAGAAGCCGTACTGGAGACTGGAACGTGGACCACAACGTGGCGAAGCTTCTCCGTCGGGTGTGGCCGAAGATCCAAGGTGGCCCCGTCAGAATGAGGATCGGGTTCCAGGATTTGGTGAACGGCCCCATCACCTGGAAGGAAGTTAAGACATTCGATCCAGCGAGTCAGCTAGCGTTCGATGATACCTGTACGGGTAAGGCTCTCGCGATTGAGTTTTCGACCGACACTCCCGTTCAGTGGCGGATCGACGGTTACGGTCTTGACATTAAACAAGTCGGAGCGTGGTGATGGCATACACTCCCGGTCGACAGCCTCAGACGGATGAAGGGAAGGACTTGCGGGATTACATCGAGCAAGAGCTCTCGGCGATCGCGAGAGAGTTTGCACAGTTGGAGAAGTTTGTAGAGTATGAGGAACCCAAGAACGCAAAGGATGGTCAGACAGCCTTCGCGGACGGGACGAAGTGGAACCCCGGCGCGGGGCGTGGGATGTATCTTCGGGATGGTGGAACGTGGACAAAGATATCCTGAGTATGAAAGAACAGATCACGGAAGAGTTCGGCGCTGGCATCAGTTGTCAGTTGTTCACGGCTCCAGCGATCCAGTTCTACTGGCCGCTGATTCTCGAACAATTGGAGAAGATCCCCCATATGTTCTTGAATGAGACGCCGGACTCTCTACTCGAGAAAGCGCTCCAGACCCGAGTTCAGGTGTGGGGAGTAGGTGTTGGCGAACAGTGGAAAATGTTCATATTCACGCAAGTCGCTATTCACCCTGCGAGGAACTGTCTTGAGATTGTGATGTGCTTTGGGGAGGGAGTATTGGAGAAGGTTGGTCCGGTAGTGAGTGAGGCTATGGATCAGTTCGCCCTCTCCCAGAGCTGTAAGGATATTGAAGTGTTTGGTCGGCCGGGGTGGGAGAAGATACTCGCACCCTACGGCTTCCGCAAACTATCGGTCGTCCTGTCGAGGCCGGTTCTGGATAGGAGTATCAACTAATGCCCGGCGGCGGCTCGACTCCTCAACCAACCCAACAGACAAAGGTTGAAATGTCGCCTCAGCAGAGGTGGCTGTTTGACCTAGCGAGGCCCGGAATTCGCGACTTTGCCGCGAGCGTTCCTCAACGATATCCTGGAAGCCTGATCGCGGGCTTCGATCCCCTCCAGTGGTCGGGGCAGAATATGGCGCTTGGCGCCGCCGGTACGCAGCAAGACCTTCTGAAAGGAGCATTCGATGCCAACAAATTCCTCACGGGTGCCATCTGGGATCCTAAGAGCAACCCAGCCTTACAGGGAGCAATTAATGCTGCCATTCGACCAGTTACCGAGCAGTACAGAGAGCAAGTCCTCCCCTCCATCGGAGATACCTTCCAGCAAGCGGGACAACAGTTCGGAGGGAGCCGACGAGGAGTCGCAGAAGGAATAGCCTCGGGCAAGTACCTCGATACGGTCGGAGACACCGCGAGCAAGTTAGTCCAGGATCAGTATGGAAATAACCTCAATGCGTTCGTGAGGGGGACAGCTCTAGCCCCTACGACCGCGCAATCGTTGCTGATACCGGCGCAGACGGTCTCGGGGATCGGAGATATTCGGCAGAGGCTTGCACAAGCTCTCCTCGGAGAGAAGGGACAGAACTTCAACTACGACCAATACGCACCGTATCTCCAGTCGAAAGATCTACTCTCCTTGATCTCCGGCATCCCCGGCGGGACCACTACCTCGACGGCGAATAACCCCCCGCAAGCGCCGTGGTGGCAACAGGCCCTCGGTATGGGAATGATGGGATCGAGCATATTCAGTAATTTGGGAGGACCGGCTGCAATGTCTGGCGGTATGAGCTCGCTAGCTTCTCTGCTCCCGTTCCTCGCACTCTAGGAGAGAAATATGGACCCGTTTCTGTTTCCAGGTAGTAATCCGTTCGAGGGAATGGACCCGAGGCTGATCGAACAGCCGTTGTTCGGAGCGCAGCCACCCGCAACTCCTCAACTTCCTCCGATGCCGCAGCAAGCGCCGTCGCCGGCAGCACCTCCTGCGGCACCGATTGGGGGGAATATCCCGGAGGCGTTCGCGGCGAACATGGCGCGGCTCGGTGTCACCCCGGCTCAACTCGGTCCGCTCTTGAATCCACAACCGTCAAGCTTCCCAGGTGTTGGGGCCTCATTCAACCCGATGCCAGCGTCTGGAGTCGGGGGTGAGGTTGCTCGGGATGCGGAGCAAACGGCGCTACCCCCGACCGCCGCTCCTACCTCTGGTATGGCCCCGACGGCTGCGGCCGCGGGGAAGAACCCATTCGCCGGCCTCACCATGCCGACAGCGCCGGCGGCGCAGAGAGTCAGCACGCCAGCAGGTCCTACCACTCGCGGAGCGGTCAAGGGGGGAGAGCTTCTGGCTTTGATGCAGCTTCTGCAAGGTGTTGGGAATCAGTATCAACCGTTGAGTCTCGCTAACGCGGTGAAGTAACATGGCTACCATGAACCCGAATGCGTTCGACTTCTCGCAGCAGCAAGACTCCCAGCAAGGTGCGGGTCAGCCGGGGATACTCGATCAATGGAGTGCGGCTCTGCAGAACCCCGCGACCCGGGCATCTCTGATGCAGATGGGCCTCCAACTCATGCAACCGATGGGGTTCGGTCAGAGCCCGATGGGCCATTTCGCTCAGGCGGTGGGTGCGGGAGGCGAGGCGGGGGATCGCGTCGAGACGCAGGAACTGAAAGACCAGATTGCTCAGAACACCATGGACCGCCAGAACGCCTTGCTTCAGCAAGGGGAAGAGCGGTTGGCGATAGGGAACCGGAATGCGACGACGAGGGAGAAGGCGCTTGGTCTTCGTACGACTGGTGGTGGCCTTACGGCGAAGGATTTGTTCCGTAGCCAGCAGCAGGGAGTTAAAACTCTCGAGAGTAAGGCTCAATGGGAAGCAACCCAGATTGCCAAGCAGGTTGCAGATGCGAAGCTTCTAGCTGGAGAACTTCCGGAAGGCCTTAAGAAGTATGATGGAATGGGAGCGGGAGACATTTACCGATCTCTGATTGCGGACCCAGAGTGGCAGAGGCGGACCCGTCTCTCTACCGCGACCAGTGCTACGGCGGCGATTCCTCCTGCCGGACAGCGCCAAGTAGGACAGGTGTATCAGACACCGAAGGGGCCGATGGTCTGGAGGGGTACTGGATGGGCTCCGGCGACCGCGGCGCCGCCGATCGACAACTCGCAGGATGAAATCTGATGGCTGGAAAACTCTTCTCCGACGAGGAAGTATTCGGGGCGCCAGATCAGCCTTTGATGTCGGATCAGGATGTATTCGGGGCGCCGATTGATCCGAACCTGAAGAGCTTTGTAAAACGGCAAGAGGGGTTTACCCAACGTCCTCAGTTCGACTACAAACAGACGAGTGTTGGCTACGGCACGAGGTATCGTCCGGGGCAATCTCTCGACAAGCAGACTCTAGAGAACGATCTCGATACTGAGCTAGTCCGTGCGCAAGACCAGGTCGACCGGTTCGCACCTCACGCGCCGCCGAACATCAAGAATGCTCTGACGGATCTAACGTATAACTCTGGCACTAAGTGGATGAGTTCGGGGCTCGGCTCTGCGGTTCAGAGTGGCGATTGGCAGACGGCGCAGCAGCGCTTCTTACAGTACAACAAGGCGGGTGGTAAGCCTCTCTCCGGCTTGGTCAAGCGGCGGCAAGAGATGGCTCCCGCGTTTGAGAATCCGAACGAGAAACTCCTTTCTGATGATGAAGTATTCGGCGGCGCAGGCGGCGCAGCTCCTTCTAGTCCGTTTCCTTCCCCGGACGGATTGGTGCTGCCTCCCGAGTTCAGTGCTCCCCAGCCTCCTTCTGGACAGACGGGAACCCCTGCGCCGCCACCTGACGCTCCCGAGCACAGCGCCTTCATGAGAGGGTTTGTGAGTAGCTCTATCGGCACGAACGCCGATCTGACGGGAGAATTTCTCGAGGGGATGAGTTATCTGGTGCCGGAGGGCCTGAGGCAGTCGGCCCTCGACGGCAGTCGGAAGATGAAAGAGATCGCGAAGATGTCGCCCGAGGAGTACAAGATGACCGCTCCTCGGCTCAGCGAGATTCGAGAGTTTAAGGAGATCGGGCCGTACTTGGGGGAGACGCTCGGAAGCGCGTTGGGCTCTAGTCTTCCGTCTTTCGTCGCAGGCGGGGCTGGTGCCGCAGTCGGATCGAGACTAGGAAAGATTGGGGCCGTCAGCGGTGGTGCCATTGGGGCGAGAGCGGGAGCAGGTGGCTCGTCCTACGTGCAGAACTATGGCGATGTATTCAAGCAGTTGAAGGAGAATGGGATCGACCCAGAGTTGGCGGCTCAGGCTTCCGCAGTGGCCGCCGCTCCTATGGCGGCGCTGGATACGATCGTGCCGGCCTCTACCATCGAGAAGCTGGGAGGACTCTCCGAGGTGCGGAAAGCCATTACCTCTAACATCGTGGCGAGAGTTATTAAGACCGGAATCGAGGGCGCTGGGAAAGAGGCCATCACCGAAGCCGCTCAACAAGGGATCGAGGAAGGAGTTACCTCTCTCTTGACTGGTAAGGTGGTTCCAGAGCAAGGTATTCGTATCCTGGAGTCTGGGGTGGGAGGTGCTATCGGTGGTGGACCTATGGCCGCGCCTGGCGGTCTAGCAAGGCCACGAGTCGCACCGACACAAGCTACTCCTGAGGAGATTGCGGCGGCCGCAGGTCCTCTGGGTGCCCCAGGAGGGGTAGGCATGGCACCACCTCCAGCGGCTCCAGCAGCACCTGCGGCTCCGACGGAAGTACCAGTACCGCCTCAGACTGCGACTGCTACGGTTCCGACGGGAGCGAGCGCGGTAGCTCCTCCGGTTGATCCTCAGACTACCATGAATCCGGCGGTGGTGGATTTTCTCGAGAAGAAGAAACCCAAGCTGCGCATCGTCGGTGGGACCGAGACTGGTCTGAACGCCGAAGCGACGCCGGCATCGACCAGCAGCCTGACTGATCTCCTCTCCCCGATGAAAGAGGATACTGTAGCGTCTACTCCCGGTGCCAACACCGCGCGATTGGCGAAGCTGCTCGGTCCGAAGCTCTACGGTGAACCCTCCGACATGGTGCCGGTTACGGTGAAGGAGTTGATCCAGAACTCCTTCGACGCCCTGAAAGGTGCGATTGATAAGGGAGAGGTTTCTACAGGTGACATCGACATTCGAATGGACGACCGAAAGCGCGTTATTCAGATGATCGACAATGGCACCGGGATGACGCCGGAGACTCTCGGAGGTCCATTCCTCCAAATCGCCGGAACTAAGAAGGAGACTGAGCGGGCTTCTGGCGGCCTCGGCATTGCGAAGATGATGTTCCTCTACGGCAACAAAGCAATGACCGTGACGACCATGCGTGGTGGAAAGGTCGCCGAGATGAGGACGAGCGGCGATGAGCTCTTCTCCGCTCTCGACGACAAGAGTAGGGCTCCGCGGATCAGTATTCGTAACCCGACGGCGGCGGATATGATGCTCTTTCCGAAGGGCCATGGCACTAGCGTGACAGTTCAGATCCCCGAGACGTATCACGACACTTCGACGGGAGAGCAGAAGAGGATTGAGTTCAGCCCGCACACTTACCATCATCCAGTTCTGAACGACTCGCCGCTCTTCACCGACATCAACGTCAAACTTAACGGACGGCCCGTCGAGAACATGGGGAGGACGTTCCCGAAGGACAAATACACCACATTCGCGAGTGTTAAGTTCGATTGGGGAAATGCGAGGATATACGTTGCGAAGGAAGAAGACCCGAACCATTGGGGCAAGAATGCTCACGTTCTCTCCAACGGTCTGTGGCAGTTCAGCTTCGGGATCAAGAAGAACCCGAATGAGCTCTACGGCGACAATATACCTCGCAAGTTCTATGTCGACGTGAATCCGAAGGTCTCGGCGGACGAACCGGGCTATCCGTTCGACCTGAACCGACAGCAATTCGCCAAGCAGGCAAAGAAGGACTTCGAGAATATCTTCAAGTACATCTCGGCGGTGTATCAGAAGCAAACGTTTGAGGGTGATGCGCAGAACTTTGGGGATATGGAGTACCTCCACGCCGATCCGGTTACGGGAGAGGTTACTCCCAGCAAGGCGATCAAGATCGAGCCGAAGAAGAAAAAGACCGCTACTCCTCTCGATCGGATCAAGTTTGGCGACACGATTGACATCGTTAATGGCAAGATGATGGTGAATGGGAGAGAAATTCCGGAACTCACTCCCGAAGAACTGAAAGCCTTCAAGATCGACTATGATGAAATGATAATTCCGCAGAAGGAGATTGATCCGGGAACGCCGATCCTCCACGATAACATCCTCGTGAAGATCTCCGAGTTAGAAGAGAAGAGCATCGTCGAACTTGCGAGGGAGAGGTTCGGACGTCGCTTCGACGAATTCATTCACGACATGGGAGCGCACTTCATTCATCTTCGGGATCAGGTTTCGAGGATGATGGAGTACCCAGAACTCCTAGACGAGGGTGTCGGCGTCTCCTTCGATAATGAGTATCGAGGTGTCTCCATCCGAGTGCCGTTTTCGGCGAGCTTCTTGAATGTTGCGCTTCCGGAGTATGCCGACACCTTGAGGGCCGCCATCGGAATGGTGGGAACGATGGTGCACGAACTCGCCCATCACAAGGTTCGTACCCATGACGCTAACTTCCCCGCCGAGATGCAACGGTTGCTGATACATCTAGACACAGATCCCTCGTTCGACTTTCATGAGTTCAAGCAGAACGTCGTAGACACGGTGAACAAAAATGAAGATATCTTCCAATACCTCAACTACACCCTTACGGCGCACGATGTACGGAATCGTGGACTCCGCCTCGAGGACACTGGCTCCTACGAAGCCCGAAATGGAGCAACTACTTTCGACGTGGGCGGACCTCGGAGCCCAACAGGGGGCGGACCCGGAGTACCTCCGTCAACTGGACGAAGCGCGGCAGATACTTTCAAACAGCCCGGACGTGGAGACCCTGCTTTCGAGATTGTTGAGAGAGCAGCCGGCGACCCCGTTGCCGAGCGAGAGTCAAACCAACGACTCCTCGATGGGATTGACCGGGGCCAAGAAGCCTCGCCACCGGCCCCTGAGTTCCATGCGGCCAAAGAGGCCATAAAGAAAGCATTCGGAGGGAATCCGCCTGCGGGCGCGAAGGAGATGGGCATACACGCGGATCGGATGAACCGCCTCTACAAATACATGCTCGGGATAGACCGACTGGTTGATCGGAATCCGTTCTTCACTCCCCTTCTCCGGTATGTGGAGAAGGTGCAGGCTATGCATCGAGAAGAGTCGAAGATCCAAGACTCCGCTATGAGGGTGGCGAAGGCATGGCGAAGGCTCGGGGCGCAGTCGGAGAACCTAACGGCACTCCTCGACGATGTGACGAACATGAACTATCGAACGGTGGATGAAGAACTCCGAGGCATCACTCGCCAGCCGACGGCGGAAGAATTCAATGCTCTCGTAGCGAAGCATCAGGTGGGCCGTGAAGCTTTGCTCGTCTACGCCGACGTGCGGAAGATGTTCAACAACTTTCTCACTCTCCTCGATCAGAATGCGGTCGAGAGTGCGAAGCGGAACATCACCAACCCCGTCAAACTAGCTGATACCATCGACGCGATTAAGACCAGAACCGAGAACCTTCGGAAGATGCCTTACTTCCCGTTCATGCGCTTCGGCTCTCACTACATCACGATCAAGAACGAGGATAACAAGACGGTGTTCTTCAGGACGTTCGAGAGGAAGGGTGTGCTGTCTGCGGAAGCGGTGCAGAAGCGTGCGATGAAGAAGCTCGAGCGCCAACTCAAGCCGGGAGAGGTGATGACAGGTGGTATTCTGCCAGAGACGGCGGCGCCGTTCGTGGGTCTGCCGACGACTCTCATCGAGTCGATTGGGAAGGAGCTAACCCTCACCAAGGGGCAGCAGGAAGCACTCGAACAACTACGTTACAACATGTCGCCGGAAGCTAGCTTCGCCCACCACTTCCAACACAAAGACTACACACCGGGGTACTCCCATGACTTCATGCGGTCGTTCTCGAGGTATTTCTTCCACGGAGCCAAATACTACACCCGAACAAAATATGCTGCGGCTCTGCGAGACGATGTGGCGCGAGCGAGTGGTTACGGGAACAAAGGAGATGCGATTAGGAACTACATGGATGATCATCTCAATAACACCGTCCTCGACTCTCGAGGTGACTACGGTATCTTCAAAGGAGGTATATTCCTCTGGAATTTTGGATACTCTATCGCCGGCGCGAGTCTGAACCTGACGCAAGTTCCGATGATCTCCTTCCCGTTCTTGGCGGCGAAGTTCGGGGGTGCAATTCTCGGCGACGCAAGAGCCTCTAAGGCCCTCGTCAAGGCCATGGCGAACGTGACTAACTTCTATCGGAGAGGAACCTACGATAATCTGTCGGGGTTCGAGATGGAGGCGCTCGCCTACGGCATCAAGACCGGAAGGATCAGCGAGACGCAAGCGCCGGAACTGGCGGGCCTCGCCCAAGGTAACACACTTCTGGGTCTCGGGAACAACCGCTTCACCCGCGGAATGAACCATCTTCTGGAGAAGAGTGCGTGGATGTTTGAGATGGCGGAACAGTTCAACCGCCGCGTGACCTACAGAGCGGCGCTCGATCTCGCCCAGAAGTACCCCAATTCGACCGCGGTGAAGGATGCTCTGAACAAGTATCAAGACGAATACCAGACACTTCTCAACACCTACTCGCCGGCGCAAGCGAGTGCGATCGTGACAGCGGTCCACGCCACCGAGCAGACTCAGTACGTTTATGCTCGGTATGCGAGGCCGAGGTTTATGCGGGGTAAACTCCCAGGTACGATCTTTGTCTTCAAGCACTACTTGCTCTCTACTCTCTACCTTCTCGGTGCGAATAAGAGCGATGTGCTTCCCAGGTTCATCCTCATCATGCTAGCACTTGGTGGTGTACAGGGACTGCCGGGAGAGCAGGACTTCGAAGATCTTCTCAACATCTTGAGCAAGATGATCTTTGGGAAGGACTTCAAACTCTCGCTGGCGGTCCGGGAGTTTATAGTCCAACACACCGACGGTACGATACCCCCAGACATCATCTTGCATGGTCTAGCGAGGAGGGGGTTCGGTATCCCGGCGCTGCTAGATGCGGCGGGAAGTATCGTGACAGGAAAGCCCGGACGAGGGCTTCAAGCTGGTCCCGGACAGAATGTGCCGGCCCCCGTCGTAGATATGTCTACTTCGGTGGGGATGGGGAACATTCTCCCAATTCAAATTGGCAAGTTGGTCAACTCTACCGACACCGACAAGACCATTGCGGAGCAGACACAGCGTGCCTCGGGTGCCGTGTTCGGCCTAGGCTTCAACCTGTACAAGTTCCTCCAAGACAAAGACCACGCGCTGACCGATCCGAAGAGGTGGGAGAAAGCGATACCTCGAGAACTTGCCTCGCTGTCTAAGGCGTATCGTGCATACACGGAGGGGAGAGAGCGGTCAGGAGCGGGAGTAGCTGCGGGGTCGACCGTGGTGAACTACGACACCCGAGACCCCGAGCAGATGGCAGAGATCCTAGGTATCGCCGCCGGATACACTCCCATGCGTCTGTCGGCGAAGTGGGACCGTATTATGGCGCAGGTCGAGGCGGAGACGAAATTCAAGGTCGAGCGGGATAGTCTGCTCGATCAGTTCTCTGAGGCGATACAGGGACAGAAGAAGGACGAACGCGAACGAGTGCGAAAGTCGATCATCGAGTTCAACCAGAACCTGCCGCAATGGGCGAAGGGCCACTCAATCTCCTCCGATACGCTCAAGCAGTCGATGCAGACGAGGTTGAGGAGCAAGGCGCTTCGTGAGCAGGGACTCCCGGCGCAGAAATCGGGGTTCGGTGTAGCGAAGCACATACAGGAGCTGTTCCCCGAAGCGGTAGACGTGCGGCGAGTGCCTCGCTAGTTTACCGTTCTCTGCGGGAGAACCAGAACTTTGCGGTTGTCCTTCACGTCGATGGCCCAGATGCCACCCTTCACGGCAATTCGGACGGCGTTCTGGAAGTCCTTCTCCGACATGTAGTTGCGCACGAAGGAGAAGAGCTCCTCTCCAGTCATAGCTTTGTAGTGGCGGATGTACGCCGTCAACTCAGCGATGTGCTTCGCCTCGTCGACCACTCCGATGGACTGGAACACGCGGCCCATGTGTTCTTCTACCTGCGTGAGGGCGGCGTCGGCCACGACGAGGTCATCGCGGATGATGATACGCTCGTTTCTCTGGGCTGCGGCGATGATTATGGCCATCTTGTGAAGGTGGGTTTGCTTCCGGGCGAGATAACCGGAATACCGTTCACTCGCCATATGGACGGGGCGCTCATTCCATAACTTCTCATACCAGACATGGCCGTACTTGCGCGCCTCGGGGTCTAGTTCGTAGGGTCCCTTGATCTGAGCGATCTCCTTCAGATCCTCCACCAAGCTGGCTTCGTGCTTATAGTACTCAGGACCCGGAGACACCTCGTCTGGATATGCGATCAGGTGCCGCTTCTGGTCGCCGAACACGAACACCACACGGGAGGCTAGGCCGCCCCCAATCATCTGCTCGGGGAAGTTGTTCTGGAGCCACGACGGCGTGGTGGCGCCGATGAGGTTGAGCCATGGGTTCTTAACCAACGAATTACCCGAAGATTTCGTCTTATGACCCCAGTCTTCGAGCTGTCCATCCCACATAGAGACAAGAACATCGACCAATGCCGTGTCGTCCATTTTGAGAAGGGTACCGAGCTCAGGAACTGAGATCGTGAGAGATGAGTGAGCGACATTCTTGAGATTGAGGCCTTCTGCCCATTCGACATACTCGACACTTTCTTCTAACGCGACGGTTAGAGCTTGCCATGTGAGAGATTGAGGGCCGAACCTAATGCCATCGACTTGGGAGAGAAGCTTCATCCCGATCCGGGTCGTGGTGGACTTGGTGACGAGACCGGGCGGACCGACTAAGATGATGTAGAAGTTTGGGGTCCACTGGAACTTCCGCATGTCGATCCAGACGCGGCGGCGGAGTGCTCCCGCAATGGTAGATACTCCGGTCCAGAAATGGAAAGGATCGGGCGCCTCGGAGTCCCGAGTATAAACCATGTAGCTTTTCAGCCAGTTTTCGTTTCTACGGGCCATAGACGGGCTCTTAGATGATTATTCGAGAGAGGGGGCAGTGCAAGATCCTTGCAGCGCCCTATTTGCAATCTCCCCAACTCACACTACTCTTCTTCAAATCCACTCGGATGGTGAGAGGATCGGAGTAGGGAACCGGAAACTCGAGATCCTTCTTAATCCGTTCGATCCGTTCGGGGGTGACGGACTTCGTTAACAGCTGAAAGGCGATGGAGTCATGGTTCTGGAGAAGGGCTTCTACATCCGGCTGACGGCTCTCTAGCTGAACGGCTCCGTGGAACGATACGAGTGCCACGGTGGATTGGGGATCCCATGCTAAGGCCTCCGTAAAGCACTCATCTGGACGATCAAAGTAGACGCGCCGATAACCGAACCCGTTCGTGATGGTCTTGGTTGCATCTAACTGCTTCTGAACCCGGTAGTGCCACGAGTCCTTGCGAGTTATAGGGCCGATTTTCGGGTGGATAGAGAACCAACGCGTCATGAAGGTCTCGGCCTCGTGTACCGTCCAACCTAGGATGCCGGCGATGGTGCGCGAGGTGGTACCGTAATTGGTCGCATGAACGCCTTGCTTCAATTGCTGCCGCTTCTTGTACCTCGCAACACCTTGAAGGGAGGTGAAGGCGCCGCCCCACATGTCCTCGGCGTTCTTGGAATGCACGTCGAGCCCGGCTCTGAACGCCGCCTTAAGGTCCTCGTCCTCAGCCCTCCAGGCCACAACCTGCGCATCAGCACCCGCTAGATCGCATTCGAAGAAGGTGTAGCCCGGGTCTGGAATGAAGATTTTTCTGACGTTGGGTAGAACTATCTTCCCGAGCTGCCCCATCCGGCGTCTCCACGGCTAGTGTTAAAGTCGAGGCTCTGAACCTCAACGAAAGGAATAATCGGGCATGGCAGACAGAGCAGTTGCCCCACCCTATCTCCATCCCTGACATAGTAACTCTCGAACCCACCATTATACAGAAGCACCATGAGCTCCCCTCGATAGTCGGGGTCGATAACTCCCGGCGAGTTGGTTACAAAGAGCGACATCTCCCTTGCCATCCCGCTCCTCGAGCACAGAAACAGCGCATGGCCCTCTGGCGGCTTCGCAATGAGGCCGGTCGGGATAGCACGGGTGTTTCGAGGCGAAACAAGCATATTGTTCGGTCTGCCCGTCTCGGTCTTGAGGTAGGCGTGAAGGTCGAGCCCCACGCTGTTCTCGGTAGCACGACGGGGAAGGATCACGTCGGGGTACATCTTGAGGAATTCTATCATTCTTCGTCTCCTTTCGGGAGATTCTGAAGGTTGGTGCCGCGACCGAACGCATTGGTCGAGGATGAGAAGCGGAACGTCTCGGTTCCGGAGGGGTTGAAGGAGCACCGGGCGCGCAGGTCGGGGTCTAACTCCATGTCTAGAAAGTGGCTCTTAAAGACGGCGATGGAACGCCGTTGTTCGAGCAGATCGAAGATAGGTCCCCACTCTGGGTGCCGCCGCTTGAGGGCTGGAAACTCCGCCGCGCCAAGCGTAGGATTGCCGGTTTTTCGATGGCGGGGAATCTTCAAACCAAGTAATTCGGAGAACACATACATCGTCTGTTTGGGTGATGTATACCATCTTGACTTGACCGCCTTACTCGTCGGTACCCACGACTGTGGGATGATCGTCTCCAGTCGCTGGTCGATCTGGAAGAGGGCACCAGCCAGTTCGATAGAGAGTTGACCCTTCCGACGAGTATCTATCCTCACGCCGCGGTTCATCATCCGAAGTGCCAGACGAACCCGGTCCATCGTCATCTGCCATTGGGGCTCCATTCTGAGAGCAACGATCAGTTCTTGAAGGGTCGTAGCGCACTCGAACTGGCGCACTAGGTCCCAGCAGTTGTATACTAGGAGTTGTTCGAGGGTGCCCTTACCATCCCAGTCTTGGCTCTCGTGCTTCCAATACCAGTGATACTTACAATACAACGACGAGAGATAATCTAGAGCCTTCGGTGTGCCCGGCCAGAGGGTGTGGTGGGCATACATCGAATCGAAGGAGAGTCGGGGAGAGATCGCTAACCAGTGCTGGAGATACTGCGTATCGTAGAGGAAGTTCTGGCCTTCAACCTGAACATTCGGGTGCATCAGGAGACGGCGAAGAAGATCGAGGAGAGTCACTTCTTGGTCTAGCGTCCAGTAGGACTCGAGGCCGTCGAGGCCCTCCTTCCGCACGAACGGGATGCACATGGCGAAGTTGATGCTATCCGTCAACCCGATGCAAGAGATGAACCGGCGCTGATACGTCTCTATATCGCATTGGAGACGGAACGGCGCTAGGTCTGCTCTTCGAAGCCATTGCTCTAGCTTCATCTTAGCTTGGTCGAAGGTCGGTGGTGCCCAGAAGAGAGGCATTGGGTTCGGCCGCCAATCGCCGCGGAGAGCGAGAGGAACTCTTGCCTTAAGGTCGTGGACGGTTATAGCTCGCAGCGCCCACTGACGGAGGATCGCGGCGGGGTGGACAATGGGGAGGCATTGATCTCCTGCGAGAGTGTAGGCCATCGACCCCCGCCAGTCCATTATTCCGTTTGGAACCCGACGCTTTTCAGTCTCGGCGCTGGTGGAATATCCCGTATGGTCAGTGAGCGCCCAGAGGGCGTAGTTACCAACGCAGATGACGAGCCGTCTTGGGAAAGCTCGAATTTGATCTCCCAGCCGAAGTATCCCATTGACAACCTCGGGTGTTGGGTGGAGACCTCGAAGGATAGTTCCGGCGGGGGCTTCTTTTGGGGCATAGAACATTCTCCAGAATTCATTACGATAAGGGCGGGTGGCTACGACGTTGGTTAGTAGGCACTTCGATCGCTCAATCCCAGCCTCGGCTAGCATCCGAGTTAGTTCGATGCCGCTCCGTCCTACGAAGGGCTTCTTAGCACTAAACTCTTCAGCGCCCCACGCCTCACCGACAATCACTATCTCGGCGTCGTGGGGACCATCGGTGCCATACCAGAGATCAAGCGGCGTCTCAGTGGGAGGAACGAAGGGGGTGTCCATACTCTCTAGCTCTCCGGTCGATCTCTTTCAGGGTGAGGCGAACAGCTTCTCTAGTCTTCCAGAATTGCCTCGGTCGCCATCCGTTGTGGGCGTCGAAGATCGAGCCATCCTCGAACAGGACAGAGTAGATTGGACGGAACTCCCTCTCCGGGTAGAATCGGTGCCAATCTCCACCGTCTTGATAGGCGACGGCGACTGGTTCAGGCTTTCGGTCTTTCATTGCCGTTCTCCAAATACGTTAGCCATTGCGGTGTTGAAGAAGTTCTCGTCTTTCTCTATTCCGATCGCTCGCCGCTGGAGCTCGCGAGCGGCGATGATGGTGGAGCCGCTGCCGCAGCACGGGTCGAGGACGAGGTCGCCCGGGAGAGTCGAGCATTCGATCAGGGTCCTCAAGAGCTCGACTGGCTTCTCGGCCGCATGAACCCTCTCTGTTCGCGAGACGCGGTTGACGCGTTGATAGTCGGTGGGGGAGGAGAGGAGGCCTTTCTGGCCCTTCGTAGCGTAGAAGAAGAACTCCGTGGTAATGCGGAAGCCGGCGCTTCCCCACGGCGCTAGACCTTCGGAGTCACTCTTTCCCCAGATACCTGGACGCCTAAACGGCACCCACCCAATCTGCGCACTAACTCGCTGCAACCAGTCGAACCACTTGATGTCGGTGAACATGAAGATGTTAGCGCGCGGCTTGGTGATGCGGAAGCCTTCGGTGAGAACCGCCATCATGATAGCCTTCGCCACATCGGGCTCGTCTTCGTAATTGTGGTGGTGGACCGTGCGGGCTCGGAAACCACCTTCCGAGGCGCCGATGCCGTAAGGTGGGTCGATGAGGATGAGGTCCACTACCCCCGGCTCCATCTTAGGAAGGATCTCGAGGCAGTCCCCATGACGGATGATGAAGTCTCTCGCTGCATTCTCCTCCTTCGCTTGCCGTTTCTTCGCGAGGGCCGCCAGCGCCTTCTCCTCCTCCTTCTTCAAGACCAAGGCGTAGGCTTCGGAGGCATTGCGAGCAGAGGCGATTGCCGGGTCGGAGAGGTGTTCGGTGATAATCTGGCTCTCACGGACCTTGTTGCGGAGGGAGTTGGCGCTGACCGATGGGGCACCCTTGGCGACGAGTTCCCGTGCGGTGTCTACCACGGTCTGCTTCGGGTTAGCTTCTTGATTCAGTGCGTGGATCTGGGCGAACGCTCGAGCTTGATCCTGCCAAGAGATCGGTTCGCGCATTATGTTCTCCTCCAGTTCCGCCTGCTTGACTTGGAGGAGGGTTTCGAGCGTACAGAAGGTAACAGGGAGATCCCCCTGCTTGGGATCGAACGTCTGACCGTCGCAGGAATAGAACTTTCCTTCCTTCCCAATCAGCTCGATGGCGCGGGTGCGGCGCTCTCCGACCACTAGCAACCACTCGTCGTTCTCTAGCTTCCAGACGACGGGAGGGTGGAGGAGCCCTCTGGCTAGGATAGACTCTTTCAACTCGTTGAGGGGCGGTTTCTGGATTGCGGTACGCTGGCGCTCTCGAACAACGAGCTTTGAGCGAGGTATCGTGCTAACCATAGGGCTCTTCCTTTCTTACTCAGAGTCGAGCTTCTGGGACGACTCAAACCCACAAGCGGCATAGCCGGCGATGTCCACCCACGACTCCTTGTGGTCGATGGAGTTGGCAAGTCGGCCAGTCTTCATCAGAATCATCATCGCGGCGGTGTCGGCGTTGGAGAGGATACGGTCGCCGGGCTTGACGATGCCGATGTTCTTGAGATAGGCATTCCACACTCTAGCGATGCGGAGGAAGTTGTCCTCCGGGTTACCGTAGTTGGTCTGGCGAGAGCCGTTGATGGCAGAGGAGGCCTCTACCAGCACTTGGTCTCGGGGGAGTTTGCTCTTCTTCATAGAACTGGTCGCTCCTTGTGTTAGAGGTAAGAGGGGGAGGAGTAGCCCTCCCCCTCCCTGTTCGCCCGTTAGTCGATACGCGTGACCTTGGTGACGCGGGCGTACTTGCGTTCGGGATCGTCCTTCGCCGCTTCATGGACCACCTTCACCATGACAGGACCGGCGCCCTTCAACATGTCGAAGGACCACGGGCCGGCTTGGTTCTGGTTGACCGACTCGCGGAGACGACCGAGATCGACATTCTTCCCTTTCCCAGTATCGAGCTGTCCCTGCTCGTTAAAGTCGAGGAAGATGCCTTTGTGGTAGACGACGACCTTGTCGCGCTCGAGTTCCGCTGCCACCGCCGCGTCTTGGATGACGAACGGGGGCTTGAACGTGACGAAGGTGCGGCCGGCCGTCTTCTCCTTCTTACCCTCGAAGGAGTCGAAGGCGTTGTTGTCAAAGTCGTCGATCATCGCACGGAATTCGCCTTCCGGACATTGCTTGATCGTGGTGTCCATCTCGGCGTCCACCGTCTGGCTCAGGAAGGTCGACGGGTCAAACGTAGGTTTGTCGTTCATAGTCTCGTACTCCAGTTGTTCGGCTATACAGCTGAACGGTTACGGAACTGATTACTTCTGGCCAGTTCCAGAGCCAGCTTCGGTAAGGCGCCGCTTGTAGGCGTCGACGACTTGACCGAAATCGGGGCGCAGCCGGGAGGACACCGGCAACGCGCGATTCTTCAGGTCGATGGTGTTGTCTACCGTGGACCAGTTGAACTCATACTTTTGCTCTTTGTTCACGGTTCGGGTGGCGTAGATTACCTCGCCGAAGTAGCGAGGGATCTTCGGCGCCAACTTGCGGCCGAGAGTGCTAACCATGATCTTGTTCACGCCAGTCAGCTCGTCGGTCTCTTTCTCGACGTGAGCGGTGAGGGTAAAGTAGCACTGCCGATCGGAGTTGATCTTCAAGATTAGGGCATCGAGGAAGTTCTGCGCGATGTTCCACTCGCCGGGTGCCCCAGTCGGCTTATATCCGACGGTTAGATACCACGCGATGGTGGAGACACCGGAGAGGGAATCTAGAGCGAGAGCTTGCTGGTTCGTCAGCTTCGAGAACTCGCCATACTCCTTTCCGGTGCGCTCGCACTTGAAGTTCTTGAGCGTCTCGAGGAGCTTCATAGCGGCCTTACGGGTCTCCTCCTTCCCGATACCCTTAATCTTCGAGATGCCCTCGTAGTCCTTACTGCCGATGTCGGCGACCATCTGGTCGAGGGCCTTCCATCCCTCTGTACTCGGCATGACGGTGGACCAGTGGAGTTTCTCCATCGGGACCCCGTAGAGTTTGGCGCCGTCGACGAGGCTATCGACGCCACCCGGTTCGGTAAGAATAACGAATACCTCGATTCCGGCCTTAGCGTAGGTCGCGAGAGAGGTGGTCTTGCCGGAGCCGGATGGCCCCATGAGGAGCGAGGCGGGTGGTTGCATGGTAGGCATGACAGGGAGGACCTTTCAATCTTGAGTGATGGATACGACAAACACCACGAGAGCGAGGACTAGGGGAATAACTAACCACCACCATTCTGGGTGCATCATGGGTCGATTACCTTGCGGCGAGACGGGAGTCGTTCTCCTTTCAGAGCAGAGGTGCGAGGGTCGGCGCGGTCGGTGATGATGTAGTCGGAGGAGAGACGCACCGTGGGACGGCACGTGGTATTCAATGTATTCCAATACAGTGGATCGAGGGTGAACGTCTCTCCATCGTCTAGTGTACCACAGACGACGCAGGGGCCGCCGACTAGGGCGTGGCAATGGATGATCTTGCGGGACGGAGGCATGAGAGTACTCCTAGTGGTGGGAGGGAGGGTTCGGTTCACGGGGTCGGAGTTCGCGAGAGCGAACATGGTCGATCTCGTCCTGCACAATCTCGATGAGCGCCTTGCCAAGAACGATCTCATACTCTAGCTCACCGGCTTCGTTCTTCCCGATCAGATGAACATGGCCATCGGGACATGACCATACTTCGGTGCTCTCGGCGGAGCCGTACTTGGTGCCGTTGCGGGGACGGGACATTATGCTGCCTCCTGAATTGGGTTCTTGAGGAGAGGATTCCAACGATTAACGGTGAACTGGTTCATCCAGGCTTCGGGTTCTCTCGAGGCGCAGATATCCATGAAGATGCAGTTGCCGTAGGCGGTGCAGGTGTCGGCGAGGTTCAGGTCGAAGTACCCCTCGTCCCAAGCGCGGCGCAGGCGCCACAGGTCGCGCCGCACTTGCTCCAACCACTTCGCGCGGAGGAAGTCGGAGTAGGGCTTAATCGCCTCGACCATTCCGATCTTGGTCTTGAGGATAGACACACCACGCACGCAGACCGAGTCTACGTCGATGCCGCTCTGCTGACAGGCCCAGGTGTAGCCGATGAACTGGTTCCGTAGGTTCCACTGGTCGGCCCACCCATCTCCGGCAGTACGGCCGCTAGTCTTCTCGTCTCGAACGACGGGCTTGCCGAGGTAGCTGCCTAGCATGTCGAAGCGGCCGGAGTACATGAACGGTTCGCCGCAGGGGTGAGTGGGGAAGTGGGTACGGTAGATCTCGTCTCGATCTTCCATGTTCGTGCGGATAGGGTCGAATGAGACGACGGGCTCTAGTGGTATCGAGAAGGTGTACTCGAAGGTCGCCTTCCCATCGGTGAAGTAGGGCTGGATGTGGTCGGTGCGGGGGGTCCAGGTCTTGAAGTACTCTTCGACCGCTTCCCACACTCGATCGAAGGTCTTGCCGGTAGCCTTCCAGGTGGGGATCTCGAAGTCTCCCCACGCGACAGCGTAGACGCCGTGGGCTTTCACGAGGGCGTCTTGGAGAGACTTGCCTTCTTCCCAGAAGGCTCGATAGACGGTCTCGATGGCGAGCGCGAAGCAAGCGCCGGCATGTAGGTCGATTGAGAGGCCCGGCGGCCGCAGACCATAGACGAACTCGAGACGGAACTTCTCTGGACAACTCCTAAAGCAGGTCAGCATCGTGGAGTCGATGTAGGTGGGGAGGATGGCTTCGGGCTTCATGACTGCATCCTCCTGAAGTCGTCTAACTCTGCGAGATATGAAGCTTGTTTGTCGCCGTCGGCTTCATCAGCCTCGTCGGCGGCAATCTGGAGCTTAAAGGCCAGGTCTCTCAACCCTTCCGCAAACTCGTGTGACGTGCGAGGGTCGTTGACCTGACGGCGGATAGCTAACTCTAAGGCTTGTAGTGCTCTCATTGGGGCTTCTTTCCTATCGGGGGGTAGTTGGGCGAGAGAATCTTGATAGCGTCGAGGTTGGAGCGTACGGTTCGGTCGAGGGCGGCGCGCTTCGCTCTAACGAAGGCGTTGACGATGTGTTGAGGCATAGGGCCGAAGAAGGAGGTAATGTCGGTACCGACAACGTGGACGCGAACGGTTACGAGGCCCTTCTCGTCGGGATCGGACACGGCCCACTCAAACTCCATCTTCATCAGAGGACTCCTAGTTCTCGACGGAGGTAGGCCATCTGTTCGATGGGGTCAGCGTGAGGGATTTGGAGGAACTGAGTGTTGGAGAGATCCTCCGGCATCTGGTAGTTTAGGGGGCCGACGGAAAGAAAGGAGGTGTTGTTGGCGCCAAGACTGGCGAGGAGGTACTTAGCTTCGGCCGGCGTCCTCACATCGGGGATGATGATGTGGGTGGGGGAGAATGGATCGGCCTTCATCCGAGCTATCAGAAGCTTGGCGATAATGTCTTGACCAAGCTTCTCCTGCAGAAGACGCTCGACCCCGAGGTGAAGATCGCCGAAGGTGTGGCCGCCGGATATCTCCTGATCCCAATCTATCTGGTCGGGAGGATCCCAGGGAAACAAGATGCTGTGGAGGCCATCTTGTACCACGTCGGCCAGCCAGAACGGGTCGAGGTTGTTGAGACTGGATAGGGACTGGCAGAGGAGATCTTGCCCACAACTGCGCGGGCCGTAGAGGATAACATTGGATCGAAGGT